AGATAGTAGTAATGTTAAGACTAATTTATTCTTATCAACTTGGGATATTAACTCAGACTTAATAACCATTTGCTTTGATGATATTACAAAAGGAACTACTCAAATGAAACAGGTTACTAAATTGGAATTTATGGATAAATTTATAATATTGTAATTGATAAAAGAAAAACAAATATCTGAACTTTATAAAGATGCAAGCTTAAAAGCTAATGCCCGAAAGCTATGCAATAATCGGTTTATTTGGGAAGACTTATATCAGGAAACATTTTTATACTTATATTCATTAGAAGACGAAAAGTTTAACAGGATTAACAATTTAAAGGCTTTTACATTCTCAGTTATGTTTGGCAAAGCTAATAATCAATCACGTTCCTTTTGTCTCAACGGCAAAGATAATGTACTATTCGAAATGTGTAATTCATTCAAGTCAACTGATAATGTTAACCAAATAGATAATAATTACAACTATCAACTTGACACTGATTTTGAGAATGTATTTACTTTTTTAAACACTAACAAAAATATTAAAGAATCAGACGTCTTCATTCTATTTGAAAATTTAGCGGGTAAAAAGCTAACCGAAATATCAAAGGAACTCGATATAAATTATAGATTAGTAAAAAGAAATAAAGCACGAATAATTAAACAAATAAAAACAAACGTAAAGTTATGATAAAGGAAAATAAAGAATTTATCTTAGGTGTGGTTGCATACGGTAACAAGCCAGACGCATCCAATTCAACTATGTTAGCAATCGTTAATGAATACGCTGAACTTACAGGCGAAACAATTGACTTAACTAAATGCTTAACGTGTGGCGAAAATAGTATATTTGATAAGATATACAAGTATGCAGTCGATAATGAAATATGGGAAGTTAAAACTAAAAAATCTAAATAATGGAAGTATCAGTAACTGAATTATTAGACTATCACATAGCTAAGCTACCTGATAATCATTTAAAGAAACGTCAAGTACTTGCAATGGATTCAGACCAATACAAACAACTTTGTGCTGAATTGAAACGTGAGGTTAAAAAATATAGAGGTTACCGAGTTTTAAAAGTAGTAGACGATGAGCTTTGAGAATTACCTATTAGAATTAGGATATAAAAAACAGGTTTATGATCATAAAACACAAACCTTAGTCGATGTTAAAGAGTTTGATATTCTTTCAACTATGGGACATATCTGTTTTTTTTACACTAAAGATAATCACAAACAAATAGTTTGGGGTTTACATGAAATACATAAGCCACCTACTTTAATCAGTCCGCGTCCAGAACACATCCTAAACGATGACGAAATGAATAGGTGCATACTATCACATACTAATGAGGAACTTTATAACTTAATTAATGACTAAGATTCATAAATACTTTAATTTTGAACTCATGAAATGGATTGACGGGTATAAAGTATTCGGTGTCTATTTTCTTAAATTAAGTCTTTATAAAGAAAAAACTAAATATATAATATCATTTAAATTACCATAATGGCAAAGCATAAATACATAGAAACACCTGAAAAACTATTAGAGTTTTGGAATTTATATAAAGCAGATGTTAAAAATAACCCACGTTTTAAATATATCCTATCTCAAAAGACTGGTGAAATGGTAGCCGAACCATTAGAACGTCCACTTACTCAAGTAGGTTTTGAAGCCTATTGTTATCGTAAATTTGGAGTAACAATTAGACATTATTTTGATAACCAAGATAATAGATATGATGAATATTGTGTTATCTGTACGCATATAGTCAACGAGAGAAAGGATGACCAAATAGATGGCGGTATGGTAGGCCAATATAATTCGAGCATCACACAACGTTTAAATGGCCTTACGGAGAAAACCGAAAGTGTAGTTACAACTTCAATTAGTGTTTTAAACTTAGATCCATTGGATGATTCAAAAGACAACCTCCTTAATTAAGATAGCATCTTTAAAGAAAAGGATTAAAGTAATAAGAGGTGGGCAAGGTGCTGGTAAAACGATTTCAATATTGATATTGTTAATTAACCACGCAGCATCTAAGCCAGATAAAGAAATACTGATACTATCATCCGAGTTAACTAAGATGCGTTTAACGGTTATTAAAGACTTCGTTAAGCTAATGAGGTTAATAGGTATCTATGACGATTCACGTTTCTTAGCGGGTACTTTATATCGTTTTCCTAATGGCTCATTCATTAAGTTTATAGGATTAGATAAGTCAGATGTTGGTAAGGGTTTACGTTCCGATGTCGCTTACTTCAATGAGGTTAATAAAATAGACTTTGAAAGTTATAGGCAAGTAGCTTCACGTGCTGGCCAAGTCTATGCCGATTATAATCCGGATGCCGAATTTTATATTGACACCGATGTAGTTGGACGTCCCGACTGCGACTTTCTACAACTTACTTTTAAAGATAATGAATTGCTATCTGAAAATGAAAGGAGTGAAATACTTAACTATTACACTAATGGCTATTATGAGAATGGCGAAGTAAAGAATAAGTATTGGGCTAACCTATGGAATGTTTATGGATTAGGTAACATTGGTAACTTACAAGGCGTTATCTTTGAGAATTGGAATGAGGTTGATGCAATTCCGCCTAACGCTGAATTTATATCATACGGTATGGACTGGGGTTTTACAAACGATCCAACTACTTTAATCGAATGTTACCGATACAATGGCGAATTATACGTTAATGAGTTAATCTATCAAACAGGATTAACCAATAGCGACATAGTACTTAGAATGAATGAATTAGCTATCAATCGATATGCCGATATAATAGCCGATAGTGCTGAACCAAAATCAATAGAGGATGTTTATAGAGGTGGGTATAAAAACATTTATCCAGCATCAAAGGGGTCGGATTCGATTCGTAATTCAATTGACACCTTACAACAATACACCATCAATATAACTAAGTCAAGTACTAACTTAATCAAAGAATTTAGAACATGGCGGTGGGCGGTTGATAAAGAGGGTAAACAATTAGGAACTCCAATTGACAAAGATAACCATGCCATTGACGCACTTAGATATATTGCCTTAAATAAGATTAATAAGTCATCTAAGATTGAATTATTATAAGTCCCTTTTATTAATTTTTAATACTTTAAAACAATGAGATTTGAAGATTTAACAGTTCAGCAATATATTAGCCTATCAAAGTTACCTAAGGACATGGAGCTATTGGATAAGATAGCTAATGAAATGGCTATTGTAACAGGTAAAACATTAGAAGAGGTTGAACTAATGGACGTTAATTACATCATGTCCAGAATAGCATTCTTAAAAGAAATACCTACTGACTTAGATTTTAAGCGTAAGTTAAGAATAGGTTTTAAGTATTACAGTCCTTCGGTTGAACTTACCAATATATCTGTTAATCAAATGGTTGACTTCTATTCACTTTATAAGAATGAGGCACAATTGAATGAATTATTAGCAGTTATTTATAAGCCAATTAACGGAGCTTATGATCATAAAAAGCATGAGTACATATCCAACAAAATGTTATCTAAAAGAATAGGCGACGTTTTAGGGGCTGTTTTTTTTTCGCTAAGATTTTACAATCAATGCGAGAAACTTATACAGGAATATTTAGCGAAGAATCAACAATTGTTAGCTCAGACGATGGACGAGATACAGAACGACAAAGAGTTTCAGGATTTCTTGAACAATGGGGCTGGGAATACAATATAGACCAATGTGCATTAAATGAAAGGGTAACTTGGGATACAATATATAAATGGAACTTAGTTGAGTTTATGAACAAAATAAGTTACTTAAAAGATAAAGGGAAATTTGAAATAGCGTTGAATGGCATTAGGTGATGAAATAGATAAAATACTATCGGACTTCGGTAAAGTAACGGTTGACGATGTTAGGGCTAACTTAGACGCTGCGGTGTCTTACGGTGGGCAAGCATCGAGGTTAAGTGCTAAGATTAACTATATCCCGCCACGTAATGTTAATGGTGCAATTGTTTTACAAGTTACTATGCCCGAATATGGTTACATATTAGATCAAGGACGTGGTGCGGGTAATGTAAGTCAAGAGGGAATAGCAAGTATTGAAAAGTGGATTGTAAGACGTGGATTAAAGCCTAAGATGTCAGAAGCTCGAACTAAGATGTCAAAGGATAGGAAAGTTGCTAAGCCTATTAAAACACAAAATAGAGAGAAAGCAGTAAAACAGTTTGCTTTTGCCATTGCACGTAAGATACAAAAGAAAGGACATGCACAACCTTACAAAGATAATAAGTTAGGTTTTTGGAGCAAAGTAATAAACGACGGTCGATTAGATGAGTTGACACAAAGAATAAGTGAAGTATTAAAAACAGAAGTAATAATTGAAATAAACGATGGCATTAACCGTAACTAGTACCCCGCAAGCATATACACCCGCTTATAATGAGCAAATATTTGTAGCGTTATCTAATCAGATAGCTATTAGTGATTTTTATTACTTAGTTCAATTTCAAGTTGGTGGCTCAATCATTTATACTAAAAAGATATTGCAACGTCCTGATGGATATTGCGTGTTTGATGCTATTGAAGTAGTTAAGAATTATATTAAGCATTCATTCAATCCAACTGTTACAGGAATAACTTATGCTACTGATTCTGCGGTGTCAGTTACCGTTTACATTAAAGAGTTTTATTCGGGTGCAGTTCAAAGCACTTACACTTATAATTATGTAGCTTGGAACGCTTGTTTAGATGCCGATACATTTAGCACTTATAGTTATTTAGACTATGTAACTAATGGCGGTGAAATTAAATTACTTTCACCTATTAGAGATGAGTATTTAATACCTAATAAGGTTATTGATATTAAAGCCGATAATTGGTTACACTTTTTTAAAGACGATTTCACTTATATTGATTTTGTTTTATACAGAGCAAGCGGAACTATAAAAGGTAGTTTAACCAAAACTATTCCAACGGGTGCTTACATTCATTACATAAATACGGGTGCTAAATTATGGGACGGATCAGGTGTTACCGTTAATCCTACCGATACATTAGAAATAAACTTTGAAGGTGATAGTGGCGGTATGTCAACATCATTTACATTTACAGATGTTTGTTCAAAGTCAGTTCAATATAATGTTTACTATTATAAACGTAATGGTGCAATTGGATTTAAGACGTTTGAATTAGTTAGTCAAGAAACAATGACTAAGAAAACGAATACGGTTAGAATGAATACCAAAACATTAACGGCTGGTGTTTATTCAGCTCCTACTTATAAAAGAGAAAAGAATACGGTTTCAACTGTTAGTCAAAAGTCAATTACTTTAAATACTAATTGGATTACAGAACAACAAGCTATTCAATTAAATGAATTGTTTGATAGCCCTATGGTATGGTTGCAACTTGAAACAGGCGAATATAAACCGATCACGATAACTGATAACTCATACAAATTTAGTAAGCACGTTAATGATAAATTGTTTAACTATTCAATAACGGCCGATTATGATAATACAGAAACTAGACAAAGAGGTATATAATGGTTAGAACGAGATTAGAGATAGCAGATACAAGCGTACCATTTGCGGAGCAGATACCAGTTAGCATTAATTATAATATTGCGGATGTTAGAGAACCCGACAAGTTTAAAAGCTCATGGTCTAAAACAATTAGTTTGCCAGAATCAAACGCTTTAAATATATTATTTGAGAATGTATTTGATGTTAATGCAGTTACTAATACATTCAATAAGAATAAGAAAACTAAGGTTAAGTATTACGTTGACGATATTGTAAACTTAGAAGGGGATTTGCAATTACTTAAGATAACTATTAATACGGATAATTTAAAGACTTATGAATGTGCAATAAAAGGTGAGGGTGCGTCTTTCTTTGCAGATATTGGAGAAAAATATATTACAGGAAATCCAGACCCATTGGATGATTTAGACTTTTCAGCATACGATCATGTTTATAATAGAACTAATCAAATACTTTCACGAGGTAATGCTGGCGATGGCGAAAGTTATATTTACGGGCATATTGAAAATGGTAATAACGGCGGGAATGAAACTATATTTAGTGTAGCCGATTTTATGCCTTTATTTCACGTTAGAGAATATCTTAAAAAGATAATTGAAAAAACAGGGCGAACTTATACCTCTGGAATAATTGAAAGTGCAGAATTTAAAAAGCACGTTGTTTACCCTAACTTAAGCGGTTTAAATTTAACTACTACTCAAATACAAAATAAACAATATTACGTTGGCTTAATAAGTGATTATACATTAACTAATGGAGTAACAGAAGACATTAACCACACAAAAGAAACACCGCCATTCTTTGATCCAAGTGGTCAATCAAATGGTTGGTATTCTCAAATTGGATTTAACGCTTACTATAATACGGTTGCTAATAATGTGTATAATCTTGTAATGACACATACAGATCCAAGTGTTACTTATTGCAGACTTATATTTAATAGCACTATTAAGATAAATAAAAGCCCTGACGGTGGTTCAACTTTTTTTCCATTAACAACAAGTAGCATTGACTTAATTGATACTTCGTCTTCATTAGTAAAAGGAGTTAATTATAAAGCTACTCATGCAACCGCAACTGATGAGATGTACTTAAGTTATGGAGACCGTTTATATCATAGCACAAAGCCCGCTATTTATTCAATAGCTTATTATGATGTTTATGATAATCCAGTTACAAGTGGCACAGGAACAATAACATTAAAATTAAAAAGTGGTGATGCTAACACTTCATTCTATTCTTTACTTACACGTAAATCAGTTCAAGATGGCGACACTTTATTAGCAAATTCCGCTTTGCCAGTAAAAATTAAACAAAAGGATTTTTTAAAGTCTATTATCCAAATGTTTAACCTACAAATTGAAGTTGATAAAAATAATCCTAACAATTTAATAATTGAAACATTTGACGTATTTCATGCTGGCGGTATATTGAATTATGAGAATAGAACTGACTTAGACAAAGACCAAACTAATAATATTAATACATTAGATTCTAAGCGTTACATTTTTAGATATAAGCCAGATACTGACTATTACAATACTTTATTTCAAACGCAATGGAATGAGCCGTTTGGAACAGAAACTATAAATGTAGAGAATGAATTTAGTGTAGCTGAAAAGGTAAATGAGGTTATATTTTCACCAACTCCAAATGTAGCAAACTATGCCTTAGGTATTATCGTTCCTAAGATATATAAACTTGAAAGCAATGTTATTAAACCAACTGTGCCAAACATTAGGATATTAACATGTGGTGGCATTAAAGTTTCTCCAAACAGTTACACTTATAAAGGCTTTGGATTAAGTGATTTAATTACTAATCAATATTTATACGTTGGACATACTGACAATCCTTTGAATCCTACTTATGATTTAAACTTTGGTTTACCAAAAGAGGTTTATTATACATTTATAAATACATTCTTTACTACTAATAACCTTTATAATAGATTTCATAGAAACTATATTTTAAACATTTCAGATAGGGATGCTAAGTTTATAACTAAATATTTGTGGGTAAACTCACTTGATATAAATAAGTTTAGTTTTAGAAATCGACTATTTATTGATGGCAGTTACTACTCTGTTAATCGTATTGAAAACTACACTCCATTAGATGAGACGTCCACTAAGTATGAATTAGTAAAGTTAATTTATACAAAAGCATTTGTACCAAGTACATTGCCATTTATTGATAATCAAACAGGCGGACCAACTGAAGAGGGGTAATAAATTAAATTAAAAACTATGATAGAATTTGACGATAAAATAAAACAAGGATTAGCATCTATTTATCTTTTATTTAAGATATATGAATCTAACGATATTGAATTAATTAATAAAATAAAAGACTTAAATAATGGCAGATAATACGCAAAAGGTTGGAGTTGAAGTTGAGGTTAAAGGTGCCGAGAAGTCAATATCATCAATCAAAGATTTAAAGAATGCAATTAAGGATGCACGTAATGAGCAAGTAAAATCGGCTGAAGCTTTCGGTGAAGGCTCAAAGGAATATTTAACCGCATCTAAACGTGTCGCAGAATTAAAGGATAAAGTTGACGACTTAAGTGATTCTACAAAGTCCTTAGGCGGTACGGGATTAGAACGTGCATCGGCTGGTATGCAACAATTCGGCGAAGGTTTAAAAAACTTAGACTTTCAAAAAGTAAAGGTTGGATTAACCGCCATGAAGACTGCTTTTGCTGCGGTTGGTATTGGTTTGATTGTTCAATTGGTTTCTTACTTAGTAGAAAACTTTGATAGCTTAAGTCAAGGTAGTGGTGGGCTTGCAAAGTCTTTAAGATTTGTAGCCGATATAATGGGTACTATTTTTGAAACAGGAACTAAGGTATTAAACTTTTTTACCGATTTAATTGGAATAAGTAGCGAAGCTGAAAGGGCAGTTGAGGCACAAGGTGAAGCATTTGTTGAAGCATCTAAAAATTCTAAGGATGCAATCGCAAGTCAATCGGCTGAGTATGACCGTTTAATTGGAGTTGCAAAAGCAAGTGGCAAGTCAACCGTTGATTTGGAAATACAAAAGCAACAAGCTATCATTGACACTAACAAAGCGTTATTACAACAAGCATTAACTTACTTAAAAAACGGTGGGCAACTTGACGAAGCTAAAAAGAAATTAATCAATGACGAATTAAACGCAATCAAAACGGCGTCAAGTCAAATTGAAGTAATTAAAGCAACTGAAGCTAAAAGAGTTGAAGATGTAAATGTAAAGGCATTAGAAACTAGAAAGGTTAATGAAAAGAAAATACAGGATGAAATAAATGCCGATATAATTAAGTCAAATGAAATAAGATTTGCTAATATAAAGGCTCAGGAAGAGAATGCAGCCGCTGAAAAGAAACAAAAAGCTATTGACGATGCAAAAGAATTAAATGATGAACTAAACGCTTTATCATTAGACGCTGCGAATGATAGTGCTTCAATAGTTCAATCTGACTTTGATTTAAAAAAGGAATTAGGTAAACAGAATTTAGAAAACTTTAAAAACGATCAACAAGCACAACTTGATGTTAGTAGACAAAGTTTGCAATCAGTTCAAAATGTTAGTGATTTATTTTTTAGTATAAAGTCCGCTAAATTAAAGAAAGGCAGTGCAGAAGAGTTGGCACTTGCTAAAAAACAATTTAATGTAAATAAAGCCTTACAATTAGGATTAGCAGTTATTGACGGATATAAAGCAGTTACTACTTCATTGGCATCCGCACCCGTTGCAATTGGTCCCGTACCTAATCCCGCTGGTATCGCTTCATTAGCTTTTGCAGTTACAACTTCATTAGCAAATATAGCTAAGATAGCAGCATCAAAGTTTGAAGGTGGCGGTGCTGGCGCTCCATCTACGGGTGGTAGTCCAAGTGGTGGCGGTGCATCTATTCCCGCACCCCCTACAATTAGCAATCAAAACGCAAATGTTGAAGGAACACAATTTGACGAGAACGGAAGACGAATAGGAAGTAAAAATGATAACACAATAAACGTTGTAGCAACCGTTGGAGTTGACGAAATAACCGCCAAAACAAATAGAGTTAATGTATTAGAAAAACAATCAACATTTTAAATTA